ATGGACGCACAAAAAACGGCTAATCCGCTGAGACAAGTACTTAAGATTAGTAAGAGAAGGAGAATAAAAATGAATCCATTAATTCAAAGTTTGACAGAAGGTCAACTTCGTTCTGATATCCCTGAGTTCCGTGCTGGTGATACTGTACGTGTTCACGCTAAAGTTGTTGAAGGTACTCGCGAACGTATTCAGATCTTTGAAGGTGTTGTTATCTCACGTAAAGGTCAAGGAATCTCAGAAATGTACACAGTACGTAAAATTTCTGGTGGTATCGGTGTAGAGCGTACATTCCCAATTCACACTCCTCGTGTTGATAAAATCGAAGTTGTTCGTTATGGTAAAGTACGTCGTGCTAAACTTTACTACTTACGCGCATTGCAAGGTAAAGCTGCACGTATTAAAGAAATCCGTCGTTAATTTTGATGATCAGATTTTAAAAATGCTTGGTTGTTTGAGGATAGTAACTATGTTTTAAAACTGGACAACCAAGACGTAAAAAATCTGCCTGTGGGCAGTTTTTTTACTAGGTCCCCTTAGTTCAATGGATATAACAACTCCCTCCTAAGGAGTAATTGCTGGTTCGATTCCGGCAGGGGACATGTAAATAACGTCAAAAGCCTTTGTATTAAAGGCTTTTTGTTTTATTCCGGTTTTAAAAAGGGCACAAAAGGGGCAGTTTGTTTATTTATAATTTCTTTCATATTTACAGTTGTGTGACTGTAAATAGATAATGTTGTTTTTGGATCGCTGTGACCAACTCTATCCATTATCGCATTTAGCGGTATCCCTTTTTCTGCTAAAAATGATATATGCGAGTGTCTAAATAAGTGCGTGTGATAATCTCCGTAAATTTTCAATCGCTTATTGATGTATGCGTTTAAAATCGGTACACCGTTCGAATTTGGAAAGACGAATGAACTTGTCTTTTTCTGTTTATTGACGATATCTAAAATATTATCTGATACAGATATTTTGCGTGTTGATTTTTTGGTCTTGGTCGTAGTGATTTCTCGTGTGTTAAAATCGTAAGTTGCATTAATCAGAATTTCTTTATTTTCAAAATCTATTTTGTCGTAAGTCAGACAAGCTAATTCTCCATACCGTACACCCGTCAAAAACATGAATAAAACGATGTCTGCGAGCGTTTGTTCATCATTGTCTATCATTCTATTGCACAGGTCGTAAACCTCGTTAGATGTTAAATAAAGCACCTTTTCAGGCTTGTAATCATCCTTTGGTTTGGGAACTAAGACGTTCTCCGTCGGATTACTTGTCATATAGTCCATTTGTATCGCATAAGAAAATATGGCATGCAATCTCTTTCTACATTTATGCGTAACATGATACGAATTGTGTTTTAATAGTTTATCAATGATTAGTCTAATATCACGTTTAGTCAACTTGTTGATAATTGTATCATCTGGTAACACGGTTGCTATATGACTGTCAGATACTAAATAACCACGTTTTGTGGAGTCTTTGACGGTCGGTATCCATTGCTTTAGATATTCCTTTTTAAGTTCTCCGTAAGTCATTTCTGAGTGATTTCTGATAGCGAGCCTATCTTCAATCTTTTCCTGCAATATTAAACCAGCTTTTTTCTGAGCTTGACTAGAATTTTTATCTAGTGTCACAGATACTTTTTTGTACTTATTTGTTAGAGGGTCAGTATATCTTTCGATATATTTAAATTTCCCGTTGGCTAGCTCCTCTATCCACATTGTTTTATACCTCATTTTCTGTTAAAATAGGTATGGTAAAAACCCCTCCCAAAAAGCAGGTTTTTACTATACTAGAATTTGCCTCACGCTCTCCTTGGCCAAAATTTGAGCGTGGGGCTTTTTTTATTTTGTCTTAAACGTTCTTCCACAATTTGTGCAATGCCAGTTGTTTTTACCCTTTTTCCCAACCAAACCTAGCAATAAGAACGGCCAAGCAATTAAAAATCCGATACAACCGACACAACCATTAAAACCTTTACGGTCTTGGTTCATAAATTGTACTTTTGTACTTTGGCAGTAAGGACAACGCTGTGCAAAAAATCCCATTTTTAATTCTCCTGATTTTGATTTCAGCTTTTAACGTGGTTCAGATATTACACATAGTTATTAATTTTCCTATTTACATTTCGACTGGGGTAAAATGGCACGTTATACAAAATGACGTTTAAATAATTTATGGCTTTCAATGTTCTGATCAACATCTTTCTCATCCCAAATTTGTAACTCCCAAGGATAGTAGTGGTTGCTCTTATTCTTGAAATAAACGTGTATTCCTGTGTAATTATCTTTATCTCGTAAATACCAGTTTTTTAAATCGAACTTATCTTTCCATTCATCGAGTTGCTCCATTACTTGTGAAATATCCTCAGAAGATAAAATGATACGAGCGCCAAAAATGTCATTAAGAATAGAATTCACAGGATAACCATCTTGTCTTTTGGAAAAACGCTCAATTTTGTCTAAGATGCTTTCTGATGTTTTGACACGATAGACGTAAGGGATATCTTTGACATCGGCTTTCATCAAATAATCATTGATGGATTCGTGTAGATTTAAACGATAGTCTAGGATAGCCTTGACAGGTACTTTTGAAAAGGTATGTTTTAGATTAATCTTTTCAACTTTCCCAGTTTCAAAATAATCTTGCGAATAAACAAGGTGTATTCTATTAATTTCCGAGATTAAGCGTTCAACTTTTTCCAGCATATTAATTCTCCTTGTAACTCCCCACAACCTCGCCGATAATCCTAAAATCACTATCTCTATCGATTTGGATATCACTATATTTATCGTTTAGACTATGTAAAAACGCTCCCTCATTGTTTATAAGCAACTGTTTGATATAAGCGTCACCGTAATATTCAAAAACGCCTATATCGCCATCTACGAGCTCTACGGATAGCTTAACGAACACATAGTCCCCAGAGTGATACTCTGGTTCCATAGAATCGCCATAAACCGGTATGACAAAATCAGCGTCATAATCGACTGGTAATTCAATTGTTTCTACTTGTACATCATTTAGATACTGCCCTGTACCAGCTGAAGCTGCGTGGTCGTAGTAGTTGTAAGAGAATAATTCTACTACTGTATTCTTACTATCTTCTACTGTGTTTTGTTGTTCTAATAATTTATCACCGTATGAAATCCATTCACCGTGATGTGGTTCTTTGAGACTGCGGTCAAGCTCTAAGACTTTTGGGGTGGGAGAGGAAGATAGAGGAGTACTCTCTGAATTTATTCCGTGAAGTATATAATCAGTTGTAGTGCCAAATAATTGAGCTAATTTAACTAACTTTCCACCAGTAGGTAGATTTTTCCCATTCTCCCATTTAGAGATAGTAGTAAAAGATTTGTAGCCCATAAATTCTGCTACCTCTGTTTGTTCTAAATGATTATCTAACCTAAGTTGCCTGATACGCTCTGAAATTTTCTGAATATCTGACATTTTATTTATTCCTTTTTTGATTTTTTGTTAATTACATTTTATAGTAGAAATGAAAAAAAATCAAGTGAAGTTGTTAAAATTTCAAAAAAACTTGAAAAAAAATCAAGTAAACTGTTGACATTTGAGAAAATCTCAAGTGTAATATAATCAAGCTTAAGGAATTAAGCAAAGCAAAAAGGAGGTACAGCTAATGAAATCTAGGCTAAACAAAAAGCCTAAACGCAAAGAACTAGAGTTCGAAATCAAGATTCTTTGGTTTAAGCTTAGGATTCACTACTCAATAGAGTGGTGACAATACCAAGAGGGCTAAGAAGCCCTCTCCCCTAACGGGGTAAGTTTAGTTTAGCACATTGGCTGTATCTCCGCAAGAATGAAAGGAGAGGTTGCATGAATTGGAAAAAACTAATGTTTGGCGATCTAGAACACACGTTTACTAGTCGTGATGGCAAGGAAAAAACAAGCGTTGAATTTGAAGGTGGCTTATTGCCAGCACTGTTAGTGCTAGGTGGTATTTCTTGGTTAGTAGCTTGGTTTATTACAAAATAAAAAAACTCCCAAGTGGGAGTGAGGAGGAGTTCGGTATGACATTTATTCGTAAAATTTTTAGAGACGACTGGTACATCGAAAAACCAATCATCGAACACGCTAAACCGATGAACATTGTAGTTTATAGTCATCAAGAAAGATTTGATTTGTTTTTATTTGATGCACGAAGCTTTGATGAAGTTTTTGAAAGATTTGAAGAAGAAGAGTTCAAACCTTATAAATATACGGCTTGGGTTTCTATTAATAATACAAGATTGAAATTATTTCATTGATACTAGATTAAGATTGGTCGATTTTAAAATATTCTATCGAACGATCTATTAATTTATTCAATTGTTTAATTTTGTTTCTGAAATAATTTTGTTTCCAAAAAGTATTTTCTTCTCTAATTCGTCCATGCACTTTTTTATAAGTGTTAGACGTTACATGTGGTGATGGATTGAATGGAAAGATATAAAAACCTTTGGAAGTTTGTACTTCTAAAAAATAATCTGACCTTGTTGTATTTGGGAATCTAAACACAAATAAATTTTTATACGTTGAAAATGGCGGAATAATAAACGGTACAGAACCATATTTAATGTTTTGTAAGTTAATTGTTTTTATATCATGATTTTTTAATAGTTCGCCATAATTTGATGATTCAAATTGAAATTCTTTTTCGGTAATAATCAATCCTTCAATTGTAATAGGACTGGAAGATTCGTTGATAAATGTAATTTCAACAATCATTTCTAATTCATCGATATTAAATTCTGCTTTCTGGTTTGAGACTCCGAGTCTGAAAGTAGATTTATATAAAGGGATTAAAAAAGAGAATATTGAAATAGAAATCGATACTAAAGAAATTATTAAAGGTAACAAAAAAGACACCTCACATTTTTATTTAAATTATACCACAGAAACAGAAAGGGGGTGGCATTCGTGAAGAAATACATTGCAATTGAGATTGAAAATACAAAGGAGTTTGAAGAACTTTATGACGATTATTTAAAAAAAGCTTTTGAACTACGAGAAGCAGTTCAAAAGCTTGAACAATTCCAATTTACTGGAATTTTAAATAACAATTAATCAATAGCTATTAACTTAAATGAATCGTTTTCTGAAAATTGATAGCAACTGAAGTGCTTATTAAGCGTCAAGTCATGAACGTTGTAAGCAAAATTGTTTGTCTTAAAATCTGGGTATTTTCCCTTAAGGTTTTTTAAATCGACTTGCGTAAGTGACTTGAAAATTAACTTTTTAGCCATATCTGTATTATTGATACTTCTTAAGGTAACAGCCTTGTATTCGTTAATTCTAGTTGCTTCAAATAAATCACTGACGTCACGCAAAGATTTATAATCAACTGAAACTTCAATGTTTCCTAAGTTATTCTCAACAAAGTCATATCTATCACACTTTGTTTCGTAAGTATCAAAGGTAAATATATTACCATTTGCTTCAAAGAATAACTTACTATCATCCAGTTCGGTTTGCATAGAACTGTTTAATCTAGTTTTTAAGTACACAAAGCAAGCTTCCAATAATCGAACTTGATTTAAATCCATATAATCACCTCCTTTCTGCTCACATTATAGCAGATTAGAGGTACTAAAAACAGATAGAAAGGGGGTGGGGGAATGACGAAACCAGTGATTACAATCGCTGAAATTAGAGCTAAGTATAAGTTAAATCAAGAAGAATTTGGTAAAAGTATTGGAGTATCAAAACAGACTGTTAGTTCTTGGGAACAAGATGTATATAGAATAAAGTCAAGAAATTTATTAAAAATATATGAAGTTTACGGTGTAAGCTCAAGTGACCTTCTAGGAGGTTAAATTTTTTGAAACATACTTGAGAAATTCTCATCTAATAGAAAGGAATAACATGAATCAACTAATTAACGTAACACTAAACGAAAATCAAGAACCAGTAGTCAGTGGTAGAGATTTACACAATGTACTTAATATAAAAACTCAATATACTAAATGGCTTGAAAGGATGTCGGAATATGGTTTTGAAGAAAACGTTGACTATATATCTATTAGTCAAAAAAGACTAACAGCTCAAGGTAACCGTACAGAATATATAGACCACGTTCTCAAGCTAGACATGGCAAAAGAGATTGCTATGTTACAGCGAAACGAGAAATCAAAACAGGTACGCAAATACTTCATTCAGGTTGAAAAAGACTTCAATAGTCCAGAAAAAATCATGGCAAGAGCCTTACTCATGGCAGATAAGAAAGTCCACAAACTAGAGGCACAAATCGAGGCTGACCGCCCTAAAGTGCTGTTTGCGGACGCTGTAAGTGCTAGCAAATCATCTTGTTTGATTGGTGAGTTAGCTAAAATCCTGAAACAGAATGGAATCAATATTGGTCAGAATAAGCTATTTCAGTGGTTACGAGCCAACGGCTACCTAATCAGTCGCCGTGGTGAGTCTTGGAATCAGCCAACGCAAAAAAGTATGCAACTTGGATTGTTTGAACTCAAAAAAACAGCCATCAATCACTCTGACGGTCACACTACAACAAATGTAACCCCAAAAGTTACTGGTAAAGGGCAACAATACTTTATTAATAAATTCCTTAACCAGGAATATCTGCCAGTTTAGAAAAAGGCGATGTAGCTTAGAAAGGAGAAGGGATGGAAGAAATTTTAAGCCATAATGAAATGGAGTTGATGAGTTCTATTTCAGGGCTTCAAAAGTCAATATTCATACAAACAGAGCACTTATCTGAGCAACTAACGAAAAAACTTCATCATCTAGAAGACTACAATAGCCCAATTGATGATGAAGCGATTAGATTAGCTGAGGTGACAGCAGAATTTTACAAGTTGCTAATCAAGTCTCCTAGTATTAGTGCAGTTGTCAAGGAGATTGTGAGCGAGGGACATAAGTGTTAATGCGGTAATTGCATCGTTGATACTATCTGGATTGTAATACTTGAGTTTATGGGCTTTTGAATTGCGATAAAGGTGAGCAATTGTGAGCAATAGATTTTTCAATCCTTTGTACTCGCTCTGCTCGTTAAGCGTTTGTAGTTTGTTACCGTTTATGATAACGATAGGTTCTTTGAGTTTGAAGCATTGATCTATCAGACTAGCTGAGTCCATTGATGAGCCTGTTAGTAGACGAATACGGTGGAAAATCCCTTTACTTGCTTCAAAGACGGCATGGAAATAGTTTTCTTGTAAGAGTTCTTGGGTACAAAATCTTAAAACTTGAGAATGGATTTTTAGTTCTCTCAGTCTACTATCAAGTGTTTCAAAACGTTTTTTGGCTTCTGGTAATGTTTTTGAGATAGTTGTACCAATTATTCGTCCGTTATCTGATAT